CGGCGCGCTGGCCGTCAAATTCTTGCAAGACAAGCAATCCCTCATGGGCCTGCAAGATTTCGTCAACAGCATCTTGGCCGAGCCGTGGGAAGACGCCATGACCGACGAATCCCGCCCGCTCACCGTTGGCGAATACAACCTCCGCGCCGACATCGAGGAAGGCACCGCCCGCATCATGGCCGTGGACGTTCAACAGGACTGTTTCTACTTCGTCTGCCGCGCCTTCGCCAAAGATGGCTCCAGCAAACTCGTGGACGAAGGCCGGCTGACCACCTGGGCGGACCTCGAGTTCAAAGTGCAGGAGCTTGGCCTCGACACCCCGCGCAACATCGGCGGGACGATGGCAAAGCTCGTGATCGTGGACTCCGGTTTCCGCACCGACGAGGTGCTCGATGTCTGTCTCCGCAATCGCTACATCCCGGCCAAGGGCGAAGACCGCGCGGACGGCTACGGCGTGAAATTCGGCAAGACGCTCCGCAAGGCCATCTCCGTCCTCAAGCCGTATCGGCGCGGATATTTCCTCATGCTGTTCTCCTCACCCGCCGCGCAAGACGTGCTGGAATGGCTGCGCGGCGGCAAAGGCCCGGCGTGGACCGTGGCCGCTGATGCCTCCGAGGAATACAAAGCGCACTTGGACGCGCACCGCAAAGTGGTCAAACGCTCACCGCTTACCGGCCGCGAGAACTACATCTGGCGGCAGATCGGCCGCCGGCCCAACCACATGCTCGATTGCGAACTGATGATCCTCGCCCTGGCCGAATACGGGAACATCATCCGCCCAAGACTCGACGACCCGCCCGCCAATTGACACCGCCGCGCGTGAGCAATGTCTCCGCGCGCTTTCGTTTTCTCAGTCTGGGTAGCCAACGGGAAGAAAGCCGCCGCCACCGTGACGGCGCTGGAAACCATCGCGGCCAATGTGCACAGCGTCACCGCTGAAGCGGGACGCTTAATGATCTCGGCCTCCACTGGCGGAAAGTCTTTCTCTTACACGATCCCGCCCGACATGACGCCAGGCACCGTTGCGGAGATGGCGCTTCAGTGTTGGAGCCTCATCAAGGACATGACCGATGCCGAGCTTGAGACGTGGATCGGTCGCAAGGCCATCCGCACCACCATTGCCGCTTTCAACTACCCGCTCCAATGAAACTGGCCGACCGCTTCAAACTAGTTACCAAGGCGCTTGGCATCAAAGGCCAGAGCTACGATGCCGCGCGCCCGTCCATTCAGCGCCATTTTCCCTACAACGCATCCGCCGCCGATTCGCACATTGACGTTTCGGGCGCAGACCGCGAACGCCTGATGAAGCTCTCGCGCTGGCTTTACAACAACGCTCCTTTCCTGCGCGGCCTCGTCAACGAAAAAGCCAGATACGTCACCGGCAGCGGCATCCGCCCGCAGGCACGCTCGGGCGATGAGGCATGGGACGCAGCCGCCGAGGCATACTTCGAGCAGTGGTCCCGCGTGGCCGACATCCAAGGCCGCTACACCTGGCGGGAGATGCAGCGCATCGCCAGCATAGCCATTGACCGCGACGGCGAGGTTTTCTTCCGCACCGTCACGCAAAGCACCGGCTACCCCGCCTTGCAACTCATCCTGGCGCATCGCATTGGTGACGCCCGCAGTCAGATCTACGCGCCAAGCCAACCCGCCGCCCGCGACGAAGCGCCCGGCGTGATCGACGGCGTGGTGGTCAACCCGCAGATGCGCCCGATTTTCTACCGCCACCTCATCGGCAACGGCATGGACGCTGGAAGCAACTACGAAGACATCCCGGCGCAGCAGATGGTTCATGTGGGCGAAGCCGCTCAAGGCGACGAACTCCGATACGTCACGCCGCTGGCTCCGAGCATCAACCACCTTCGAGACATTGGCGATGCCGTTGGCTTCGAGAAGATGGCGTTGAAAATTTCCAGTTATATCGCCATGGCGATCCGCTCAACTAACCCGCAAAGCGCCGACTTCTTTGGCGAGAGCACCGCGAGCGTCAACGCCGACAGCAACACCGAACTCACGGTGGAATCCCTGGGCAATGCCGGGGGGGCCATCCCGCGCCTCGGTGTGGGCGAGGATCTGATTTCTTGGACCAGCAGCCGGCCGTCACAAAACTTTCGCGAGTTTTGTGACATCCTCCTGCGCGAAGTCTGCGGCAATGTCGGCGTGCCGTGGGAGTTTTACGCGCGGCCTTCCGATGCCGGCGGAGCAGCCCTGCGCGCCGTGTTGGTACGTGCTCAACGCACCTTTGAGCAACGGCAAGCCCTGCTGATCGACCGCCTCTGCTCCCGCGTGTGGGCGCACGTTATCACGGTCGGCATGGCTAAAGGCTACATCCCGCAAAATGCAAACTGGTGGAAAGTCGAATGGCAGCGCCCGGCAGCCGCCAGCGTGGATTACGGACGTGAGGCCGCTGCGAATCTCGCCGATGTTCGTGCGGGCCTTCGCACTTACTCCGAGGATTACAGCGAGCGCGGCATGGAGTGGAAAGACCAACTTCGTCAGCGCGCCGTTGAAGCCAAATATCTGGCCGACCTTGCGGCGGAGTTCCAAATCAGCGCCGACAGCATCGCCACATTTAACCCAAATCCCGCGCCGGCAGTCCCCGCCGCATTGACACCGCCCGCACAGCAATGAGCGCGAACCGCTGGTATGCAATTTCTAAGACCGAGAACAGTGCGCCCGGCGATAGCGTCGAGGTTAGCATTTATGACGAGATCGGTTTCGGCGGCGTCACCGCCAAAGATTTCGTGGCCGAAGTCGGCAAGCTCAAAGGCCAGCACATCGACCTTCGAGTCAATTCCGTCGGAGGAAGCGTCATCGAAGGTGCGGCCATCTACAACGCCCTGCGCCGACACAAAGGCGGCTTAACCGTTCACGTTGATGGACTTGCGGCCAGCATGGCCTCGGTCATCGCAATGGCCGGCGAGGAAGTGCTCATGGCCGACAACGCCATGCTGATGATCCACAACCCCTGGAGCATGAGCATCGGGGACGCCAACGATCTTCGCAAAGAAGCGGACGTTTTGGACAAGCTCAAAAAGACTTTGGTCAACGCTTACACACGCAAGACCGGCATGGACTCCACTGAGATTTCTTCCCTCATGGATGCCGAGACGTGGCTCGATGCCACTCAGGCCGTTGCCATGAATTTTGCCGATGGAATTGAAGACGGCATTGAAGCCGCCGCCTCCATCACACCCGAAAGCGCCCGCGCGCGCTTTGACACCTTTTCCAACTCTATGGCCCGCAAATCCGCGAAAAACATCAAAGCCGAGGAAGCTCCCGAGATCGTGGAGCCGACCGTCGAAGCGCCTGTTACCGAGGGCGCCGTTGACATCTCCACGGAAGTTAACATGAACGCCGAACTTCAATCGAAGGTTGAAGCCCTCCAGGCCGAACTTTCGGCCAAAGTCGAAGCCGACACAGTCCGCGCGCAAGCCGACGAAGTGACGGCCAAGGAAATCGAAACCCTCAAAGCCGAAGTCGAGCGCCTGACCGCCGAGTCGGCCAGCAAAGACGAGGAGATCACCGCGCTGCTCGCGGCCTCCAAAAGTGCTGGCGACCAGGCTGCGGCAATCGTCGCTTCTGTTGGCATTGATCCCGTGGCTGTCGTGTCTTCCGAGCCGGAACTGACGCCCGCGCAGATTTTCAACTCACTCAGCGGCGCTGACGCCGTGGAGTATTTCCGCAACCACAAGCGCGAGATCATCGCATCCGCCTACTAATCCACTTTTATGGCAACAATTAGCAGTTCCCTAAACGACAAGCTCATCGCCCAAGCGGCGCTTGAAGCGTTCACCGCCGAGTTGGCTCCCATCTCGGCTTTCTCCACCAGCTACAGCGCCGAAGTTGTGCGCCGTGGCGCGACCGTCGAGGTTCCTCTCGTTGCGTCGATCACCGCGACCACCTTCAACGACTCCTACGAAGTCGCCGGCGGCACGCTCAACAAGGTGACGATCACGCTGGACCAGCACAAAATCGCCACGGTTGGCCTGTCCGACACCGAGTTCAGCAAATCCTCGGTTGCCGACATCACCAAGTTTGCCACCCAACAGGGCAAGGCGGTGGCGCAAAGCGTCATCAGCTACGCCTGGTCGCTGCTGGTCACCACGGCTTCTAGCGCGGCGCAGTTCTCGGCCAGCCTCACCGGCTTGACCACGCTGTCGCTCGCAAACGTCCGCGCCCTTCGCAAGGCTCTCTCCAACGAGAACGTGCCGCAGATGGACCGCGCGCTCATCCTTGACGCCGACCTGTACGACGGCCTGCTCTCGACGGTTTCGGACGCCTCGGCTTTCGGAGCCCGTGACGCCATCGCTGATGGTAAAGCGCCGCGCATTTACGGAATGAACGTGTTTGAAAGCACTGTCATCCCGTCGAACAGCATCAGCCTGAAAGGCTTTGCGATCCACCCGAACGCGCTGGCCTTGGCCGTCCGCGCCCTTGAGCCGCAGGCTCCCAGCGAGTATCTCGCTTCGACCTCGCTCACAGATCCGCAGACCGGCTTGGTGCTTGGCTACCGCCGCCACTTCAACACCAGCACGGGCGTCCATTGGTGCTCGTTCTCGTGCGTGTTTGGCGCTTCCCGCGCTATCACGGGTGCCGCGAAATTGGCTCTCGGAGCGTAGTCTCCATCTCCCAACCCGCAACACGAAGCCCCCGGCACCCGCCGGGGGTTTTCGTTTGTCTGGTTGACAGCGGCGCATCCGCCGAGATGCGAGAAAAAATATCCCTGTGCGTCATCACGCACAACGAGCCGAAGCGGTTGGAAAGATGCTTGTCGCTATTTAAGCCATCTGTTGACGAAATTGTAGTTGTTCACGCAACCGGGGCTTGCGAGCGTAGCCAGCAAATACGCGACATCGTGATACGGCACGCCGGAGTGTATGGTGTATACGAAAACAAAGACGAAATTGCCATCTCCGAACGATGGGAGCACGTCGATGATTTTTCCGCAGCCCGGCAAAAATCTTTTGATTTGGCGTCAAACGAATGGTGTCTGTGGGTAGATGCCGACGATGTGCCGGGTGAAAATTTTCAACAAGCCCTGCACGAACTGATCCAAAAATACGGCAACGACTTCGACGGATTTGTTCTTTTTCACAATGTTGCCGGACGAGGCATCGCGCACAACAAGCGAGAACGACTTGTGAAGCGGTCGGCGGGGCGATGGGTAAATCGCATTCACGAGAACTTTGTCCCCAACGGAGGAGACGGGAACCGCCTTGCAGCGTGCGATCAGCCGGTGGTTATCCATCTTCCAGACGACGAACCCAAGCAAGGGAATATGCGAAATATCCGCATTCTTGAAAGTATCCCAGAGTCGGAAAGGACAACTTCGGTTTTGTATCATCTGTCAGGCGAATATCAGGGGCTGGGCGACAAGGCCAAAGCCGCAAAGTTTGCCATTGAAGCCGCAAAAAGGCCGGACTGCGCTCCAGCGGAACGCTACGAGCTTTTCATGAACATTGCCGAGCTTACCAGGCCGGAAGTGATTGAGAGCAACAGCCAGGAATATGCCGCCATGATGACCGCGCTTCACGCGGCCTATAAGTGCCAGCCAAACCGCCGAGAAGCTCTTGCGCTGCTTGGGGCGATGCATTTGGACCTTGGTGATATGGTAAACGCCGAAGCCTACATCCGCTGCATGATGGCGCTTCCGCGCCCGGCAAATAAAGAATGGACCCATCGTGACGGCCTTTACGGCTGGGCGGGAGAGGCGCTTTGGACGCAGTTCCTTCGCATGACAGGCCAAACGGAAAAAGCCGACAACATTGAACGCACCCGCATTGCCAAGCATCCGGTCAGCATTTCCGTCTGTCATCCGACGCGCGCTCGAGCCCAGCAGGCCGCCGCTACCCGCAAACGTTGGCTTGATGCCGCCGCCAACCCGGAGCGCATCGAATACATTTTTGGCTTTAGCGAAGACGACGAGGAGTCGGTTGGCATCCTGTCCCGGTTTCGACACGCAACCTCGCCAGCGGGCCACCTCGAGCAAGTGGGAGGCACCGCCGTGCAGAATTACAATGCCGCCACCAATGCAGCAACGGGCAAGATTACCATCACCGCGCAGGATGACGTATTCCCGCCGCTGCACTGGGATTTGATGGTCGAGCAGGCACTGGCCGACAAACTCCACCAGCCGGCCATACTTGAGATCAAAGACGGCTACCGAAACGACAAGCTCATGGTGACCTTCTGCGTCACAAAGCCGACATTCAAAAAGCTCGGATACGGCCAGCAAAATATTCTTTCAGAAGATTATCACGGTGTATTCAGCGACACCGAGTTCAGTCTTCGTGCGCGCCGGTTCCCGTTCTTTGTTCCGAGCGACATCACCTTTAAGCATGAGCATCCCTTCTGGAATCCTGCCGTGCCGTCCGACTCCACCTACAAAATGGAGAACAGCACCGAAGCCTATGATTTCGGCAAAGAGGTCTTCGCCAGGCGTAACCCTGACCTTTTGGACGCTGACACCACTGCAACGGAATGAGTCAATTTTCCTCAGTCTACGGCGCAGCCGTGGCCGAAACGGTTGCCACCATTGGCGACTCTTTAGAATACGGCCAGCGCAACTACGCCTGCGTTATTGGCGAGGAAAGCTATTCCAACCAGTTGACCGACGGCGGCTTTGAGGCTGTCCGCGAAGTCTCGGCAATGCTCAACAAAGCCGACGCCCCGACTTTCAAGATGGGCCAGCGGTGCAAGATCAATGGCCGCACCTACCGCATTGTCGCCATTGACGATGACGGCAAGGCAATCGACCTGAAGCTGCAATCTCCCGACAAGCCCTAGCCATGCCGCTCACCGAACCAGTTTACAACCTCGAGGACTCCCTAGAACGCGCCACCGTGGCCGCGCTAGGCGATGTCGCCGGCCTTTCCTCCTGCCGCATCGTGCAGGCCGACGCGAGCAGCGAATGCTCGCTTCCCTACATTGCCGTGCGCGCCGAAAAAGAGGACGAGTTGGTGCTTGGGGCAGGAGTTTGGCGGATGCGCCTGGCTGTTGAACTTTGCACCGCAGCCGATCTGACCGACCCCGACCTCGAGGACCAGCGCCGCTACCCCGACACGGAGGACGATGACGATGGGGCCGTTGGATTTAATGCGCTCTGGAAGACTTTGACTGACACAATGCACGCCCAAGCATTCCGCACGGCCATCAACGCCGAGACGCTTTGCTTCGTCTGGGGCTACGAGGTGCAGCCGGTGACAATAGCTAACGAGGACCGAGGCTTTTGCCGCACGGCGAACATCTCGGTCCACGTCAGCCCTGCTTACGACAATGCCTAAAGAATCCAAAGAAAAGCCCGAACCGCAGGAATCCGCGCTCGTTGCCGCAGTCAAAGCTGCCGCCGGCGGCACGGTGAACGTGACCGATGACGGCAACCGTCTCCGTGTCACAGCGTCCGCAGCGGCCTGGGATGGCCTATGGCTAAAGCTCGCCGCAGTGAAGCCGCTGGCCGCACTGCGCTGGGACGGATGCGAGAAAGACTCGGGCGCGTTGACCTTGATCTGGGTGCGCTGAAAAACCGCGCCGGTTGACAAGCGGCCATATTCATTATGGCAGCAACCATCGTTGGACTTACCACTTTGACCTTTGGCGGATCGGCTGAGACCGTTGCGGTTTTCACATCATTTTCGCAGACCAGCGACTCAGACAAAGTCACTGTTGTCGATGAGGATGGCGATTTTGTGGCCGCCGCCTACCACGGCAAAAAGTCAGTTGCCCAAATGAGCGGCTACCTTAAAGGAACGGTCCCGACCATCGGAGCGTCCATCTCCCTGGCTAACGCTACAGCCGGCCTTGGCGGCGTAACCGGCACTTTCTACGTTGACTCTGTTTCGCTTTCCAAAGCGCCGAATAACTTCAACGAAGTTTCCATCTCGGCCACCAACCACGCCTTCTAACCCATAGCGGCCCAGCCGCTATCAGAGATTTGAGATTATGGAAGCAGCCTACTACGCTACGACCGACACCAAAGTTGCCGCCACCCTTTGCACTGTTGGTGTCCAGCTTCGCAGTCAAGACCCTATCAGCCGCGTGGTTCAAAAAGGCCGCGAGACGGTTCACTATTGGTTTTCGTGTGACGGCGTTGGCGGTATACCGACCGGAAAGATTGTCGAAGCGATACTGACCGGACAAGACGCCTGCGAAGACTTGCGCGACCAGTTACCGGATTTGCCGGGAGCACGCGCCGCGCTCTTCAACCGCGAAATGCTCCTCGATGTGATTTTCAAAAAGACTCGCCGGCTTGTCATGGTCAATCTTCCCAGCGGGGGAGTCATGCTGGCAGACGAAAAGCTAGACGCAACTACCAAGCGGCAGGTTGCTCAAATGTTCATGTAGTTGCCGCGAAAATGGCAACGGTCAGACATCTCGGTTTCTACCCGAAAGCACTGCAATGTTGCTACGTTCAAAGCATAAACGACATTGCCGGTCACCTGCCATTCTCTGCAACATTTGAAGAAGTTCTGTCCTTCTATTGGAAAGTAAAAAAATGGCGCATTTATGCGTCGGGACAAGTCACTGTTGGAGACGCCAGCCCTATCACAACAACATGGGATTATTTCACAACATCGGTTGCGCCCGCATCCGAGAAGCATTTGGTTTGCGGGCAGAACATTCTAGGCTGGCAAATGCTGGACGGGTCTTTAAACACGAACGACGATTCGCTATGGGTGACCGCACCTCAAGCAGAGCTTTCATCAATTCCTTTTTTTGGGGCAAACGCCGCCACATATTCTTCGACATACAATAGGGGTTTGTTTTGGGAAATTGTCGGATCAACTGTTCTGACAACAGACGCCGGATCAAAAGTTTGGGAATGCTACGGCTACCGAGGCGACTCGTTTGTTTACGTCGATTTCGCCAACATTGAAATCACGGCCCTGGAATACTGGAACTACGCTGAAGATTGACAGCGCCGTCGTAGCCGATGAGCTACGACATAGATCCCGAAAAGAGACAAGGGCTGCTTGAGACAGCAGCGTTGGAAGGAGCGCAGACGATCAGCGGATTGGCGCTTCGACCAATGACTCTTGGCACATGGAGCCTGCACCGCCGCATCAGGGCGGCAGCCAATGACAACATTGGCGACGATTGGAGCTTTGACCTTATGTCTTTCGTCTACCTGCACCAAGCGCCGGAGGACCGGCTGCGCGGTTATTTTGGCAGGCCCGATGCTCTTCTGCCGGAAATTTACGACTTCATGGCGACGCGACCACCAAGTGACGTTCCGCTTTTACAGCCCTGGGTCCAATCGCAAATGGAGCAATTCACATCAAGTCTAACTTCCGGCGAACCGGGATCATCCACTGTAGCAGACAACAGCCCAAAAATTTAGCGCGCCCGGCTTATCAGATAGCCATTGCCGCGCGCGTTACCAAATACGGCATCAGCATTGAGGATGCAATTTGGCGCATCCCGTTGGCGGTCATTAACCAGTTGCTGATCTTTGACGATATGCAGTCTGGCCGACGCTGTCGATGGAGGGTCAACGCAGACGCAACATTTCAAACGCTTGATCGGTATATCGCCGATGCACTGACACCAAGTTGATGACATGGGGATCAAGGTCGAACCGAATCAGCGCGCAATTCGCCGTTTTCACGATGCGGTAACACAACTGCAACGCATCAGCGGAAAGGATTTTGAGACTGTCATCAAACAGGAAATGGGCATTTTGTTGTCTCAAGCGGTAAGGAACACCAAAAAGGCTTCGGTCAAATCTGTCAAAACAAGCCATGAAGCGCAGCCGGGAGCTTATTACGGTTTTGAATACAGCGGACCTGTTTCGTCCAAGGGCAAAACTTATTCCCAGGCAGATATTGCGCGCGCCCAAAAACGCGCGGCGCAAGCCAGGGCGACGGGCAAACGCGGCAGGGCGCTATACTATTTGAGCGGCAGCAACAATCCGCACCGTTACCCAGACTGGCTGTGGAAACAGATCGAAGACGCTCGAGCAAAAAGCCTGCCCAAACGCCTCAAGGCGAGGGGACTTGCCGCAAAAATGTGGGTGCACATAGGGAATCAGATAGGCGTTGCGGTTCAAGCGCCAGCCTACGTCAAGGCCGCCGAGCACTACAAAAAGGGAGACATGGCCGGAATGGTTCAGACGCGGCAGGCATCAAGCGGGAAAAATTATCAGGTCGGATTCATTAATTCTTTGACTCATACGAACCGCTGGGCCAAAGCCGCTTATGCTTGGCGAAACGCACTGCAAAAGCGGGCCAACTATTTCTCTCAGGCCATGAAGCTCAAAAGTCGCGGCGTCGTGAAAAGCGTTTTGGACAGATACCCCGGCCTCGCAAGCGTGTCTTGACACCCAAACTGTTGGCAAATGGACGGCGGCATAAAATTTGACGTTTCAGCCAACACGGCAAAATTCGACGCCGACATGGGGCGGGTCAAAAACTCGGCATCAGGCGCAGCGACTTCTGTAAGCAACGCCTTTCGCGGGCTTGGTTCTTTGCTGGCCGGCGGCGCGATTGTCGGAGCGTTGCAATCCATACTTGGCAAATTCGACGACATCTCCGACATGGCAAAGCGGTTTGGAACAACCGCTGTAGACATTCAAAAGGTCGGTAACGCCGCGCAACTGGTTGGCACAGACATCGACGCAGTTGCCAGGGCAATGACCAAGGCCGGCGTCTCTGCGAACAAAGCGGCCAGAGAGGGCGGCGCTCTGGCCGAGGCATTTGCTCGAGTCAGCATCGATCCGGCTAAATTTGCAGCAGCCGGGCTTGAAGAGCGTGTGAAAATGGTTGCGGAGGCCCAACGCGCAGCAAATGGAGACGCTCAGAAAATGGCCGACATTTACGAGGTGGTCGGAGCCAAAGCGGCGGGAATCAACTTTGCCGAATTGGCTGATGAGATGGCTAATGTTTCTGCGGCGTCAAACGAAACGGTCGAGGCGCTGGCACAGGCAAACGACCAGCTGGACGTGATGAAGCAGAATGCCACCATTTTTGGAGCAAATCTGCTTTCTGGGATTGTGCAAGCCAGTGAAAGGATTGGAAACCTCATCGGATCTGGTTTTACCGCACCACCCGAAACAAACGCCGAGGCCGACGCCAGGCAGATGCGCGAAAACGCGCGCAACAGATTAATCCAGAGGGGCGAGCTTTTGCCCGATGATTCGACAATTCGAAATTCGCGAATACCACTTGGGGTAGGCACTCCGGCAGGAGCAGCCTATGCACCGGAAGTGGTTCCTGGCCCAAACGCCAAAGAGAACGAGCGCCGCATAGACGCGGAAGTCAAAGCAGAAGAAGAACGGATAAAAGCCCAAGAAGCAGCAGCCAGAGCAGCCAGAGAAGCGGCTGCAAGCGAAGCAGAACAAACATCAAACGCTGACGAAAAAGCCAAAGCCGAAGCCGATGTTGCCAAATTCAAGCAATACATCTTGGACCTTGAGTTGCAAATCAAAGAGGCGCAGGCTGCGGGAGACTCGCAAAAAGCGGAATCCGTAGGGCGGTTAAAGGACTGGACGGAGGCCGCCATCAAATACGAGGGCGACCTCGATATGGCCGCGCGCGACGTAAATGCCTCGCTCAAGGAGCGGCTCCGCCTCAAAGAGGGAGAACTGGCAAAGCAACAACAAAGCATCGAAGCAGAACTGCAATACGCCGAGACAATGGCTTTTGGCACCGAGGAAGCCAAGAGCAAGGCGGAATGGATGAGAATCTACAACGAGCAGATTGCCCGTGGCGCAAGCGAAGACCAGGCGCGCCGATCCGCCAATGCCGGGACTTACAAAAAACCTAACAACGAAACTTTGCATGTCGGCAGCGGCGGCGGAAACTATAGCTTTCAGCAAGAGGCCACATTTGAACAGCGCCTTGGAGCGATGCGAGGAGAGGCGCTAGGCGCTGCGTCCAGCGCAGCAGCGCAAAGATTCCAGAATGCCGGAATGTTCAGATCAGCGGTTCGCGCTCAAGACCGCGCGCAACGCGCAAAAGACAGGGCAATGCAGCGCGCGCGGATGAAAGATATCAATGGCGGCAAAAACATTGGCGAGGCTTACGAGGACTATATAAAGTCAACCGGCTTGGATCGCATGAGCAGAAAGCAATTTGAGGACGATCTTCGCGACCAGGCTACAACTCCCGAAGAGCGCGCGCGCGCCGAACAAGCCAGCAAAAGAAGCAAAGAAGGTAAAGAAGGCGGGAAATCGTCCGACCCGATGCAGGCGGTGACTGACATCTACAAACTTCTAACCGAACGCCTGCCAATCCACGTTCTCGCCGCCTGACGCCATGCCTGCCGTAGTTCAAAAATCCACCAACGCGACAAACAACATTGTTTGTTTGAACCAGAGCACAAGTGTTGGCGAGGACGGTTTCGTCACGGTTCGCGCGCGTTTTCTCCTCCGCTCAACCGCCGACTTGCAGTCTTTTACGTTGGATTATGCGTGGCCGTCTGGCTCAACTCCTCGCGGTTTGCCCAACCACCAGGGCGGCCCCTATCTGGTTAGCCGCGACTTTGAGTATTCCAACGGGCTCATTTTTGTCAGCGCCGTCTATGCCACAGCGGCCAACCCAGTGCGTGTGGTCTACTCGACCAACAGGGCAACGCGGGCATTCAGCGGTCTCATTGCCATCGTTGAAGGCGGCACAGCGACCACAGTCTCGGCCAAATTCGACTACACCTCGCAGGTTGCCTCGGCTAAATATGCAATCGTGGACGACGCGGCGTTCACGCCGCAGCTCGAGGGCGTTGCCAAAATCGTCAGCATCACCGGCGTTGCATCAAGCCTGCTTGCCAAAATAGCAAAAAAGAACATTTACGCCGAAGACCGCACGCAGACAGGCCGCATTACTCAGGTGAGCCGCAGCCTCGAAGTAGTGTTTTATTCTGACCAATAGCCGTGGCCGACTTGGAAAAATTCAAAGACGACTTGGGCGGCGGCAGCGATCCGTCCAAGCCGCCTTCTGTGATAAGCGCCGGCAAGCTGGACCGCAACTTCCAGCGGTGCAGCCCGATGCGAATCGACGGCAACAATGCGCCATACAAGGTTGACGTTTCCGATGGCGGTTGGAAACTTTTGCCGACAGTTACGTTTGATGTCTGCGAGAACGGGGTTCCGGTTCAATACCGGCTCGTAGCCGAAAGGGTCTGAGTTTTGACACGGACAGAATCGCAGGATGCAGTCCCGCAAATTCTACCTGGACACGGAGTCACGCAGCTTTGTCGCGTCCGCGAGCAGCACCTTGCCGGCCTCGTCTCCGACTTTTTTTCAGAGCGACGTTGAAAGCATTGAGCTTTATTTTTTGACGCGGAATGCCGGCGGTGACCCAGTTTATTCCTACGCCGACTACTCGTCCAACACGATCAAGTTCGCCGTCGGAACCACCACGCCAGCGGCACTGCAAATCACTTGGTCGGCCATTTCGACCGGGCTGACCGTTAGCGTGACCACCTTGACCAACGGAGGCA